GTGGGGGCGATCACGGCCCGCGGCGGGCCAGGGGTGGTGCTGGGGAGTGTGGCGGTTGGCCCGGCGGCGGTGGGGGCGGTGGCGGCGGTGACTGCGCCGGTGGTGGGGTTGGGGAGCCTGGCGATTGGTCCGGCAGTGTCGGTGGCCATTGCGGCGGCGGGGGGCGGAACGGTAGTGCTGGGGAGTCTGGCGCTTGCGCCGGTGGCGGGGGGGGCGATCACGGCCAGCGGCGGGCCGGATGTGATTCTGGGGAGTGTGGCGGTTGGTCCGGCGGCGGTGGGGGCAGTGGCGGCGACGAGTGCGCCGACCGTGGTGTTGGGGAGTATCGCGGTAGAGCCCGGCGCGGTAGGGGCGATTACGGCGACGACGGGGGGGGCGGTGGTGCTGGGGAGTCTGGCGCTGAGCCCAGGTGCGGGAACGGTGGTGGTCAGCGTGGCGGGGCCGGGGGTGGTGCTGGGATCGGTGAGTGTGACGCCGGTGGCCGGGTATGCGGTGGGCACCAGGTCGGGGCCGGGGGTGGTGCTGGGGAGTCTGGCGCTGAGCCCGACAGCGTCGGTTGCGGTAGTGGCCAGCGCGGGCGGGCTGGTCGTCACATCGAGTGTGTGGATCACGCCAGACGTGGGCACGGTCGTGGCGGGCGTGACAGGGCCGACGGTGGTGCTGGGGAGTCTGGCGCTGAGCCCGGGTGCGGGAACGGTGGTGGCCAGCGTGGCGGGGCCGGGGGTGGTGCTGGGCTCGATCACGATTGCGCCGGCAGCCAGGTCGGCCGTGGCAGTCACAGTCGGGCCGATTGTGGTGCTGAGTGTCCTGGTGGCGGTCACTGGGTACATTGATCGGGAGCGAAGCGTTACGGGGTGTATTGATCAGCAGCGGGCGATTACGGTGTACGTTGATCAGTCGGTGAGTAGAACGGCGTACATCGATCGGCAAGTTGATGAGACGGGGTACATTGATCGGGAGCGGAGTATCACGGGGTACATTTGATGGCAGCGAATGAGGTGCATCTGAATGACGTCGGGACCGTCTTCGTGGTGACGGTCAAAGATGATACGACGGCCGTGGACATCAGCGCCGCGACGACGAAGCAGATCATTTTCATGGCGCCTGATGGGGGGAAGCTGACGAAGGCGGCGACATTCACGACGAACGGGACGGACGGGAAGATGCAATGGACGACAGTCGCCAATGATCTGGACGAGCCAGGAACGTGGAAGATCCAGGGGAAGGTTGTTTTGACGGCCGGGACCTGGTACACGGACATCAGTACGTTCGTGGTGGAGGGGAATCTGTAATGCCATACTGTACGCTGGCAGAGTTGAAGGCGTATTTGGGGACACGGAATTCGGATACGTTCACGGCGAGCGCGACGACGGATGCGTTGACGCTGACGAATCCGAGGATTACGTGGACGACGGGGGACGAGGTGGTATTGACCACGACGGGGACATTGCCAGCGGGATTGGCGGTGAGCACCACATACTATGTGATCGTGGTGACGGATCTGACGATCAAGTTGGCGGCGACGTCATCGAGCGCGACGGCTGGGACGGCGATTGACATCACGACGGTGGGGACGGGGACGCACACGATCACGCGGGCGGCGACGGATGAGGATCTGCTGCAGGACGCGATTGACGATGCGGTGTCGTACATTGAGAGCCAGACGGGGAAAACATTCGAGGCCTCGGCATCGACGACCAGGTACTACCGGCAGGATGCGGTGGATTATCTGACGCTGTACCTGGACAAGGATCTGCTGACGTGCACGAAGCTGGTGGAGGGGGACGCGGACAATACGGAGATTACGACCGGGAATTATTGGTTGTTGCCACGCAATGAGGGCCCTCCATATCGTAGGATTGAGTTGAAGGCGGATAGCGATTATTCTTTCGATTGGGAGACGGATGGGGAGATCGAGGTGACGGGGACGTGGGGATTCAGTACGACGGCGCCGAATGACATCCGGCGGGCGGCGTTGGTGCTGGCGGCGTATCTGTATCGGCAGAAGGATAGCCAGGTGTGGGATGTGGTGGCGGTGCCAGAGGCGGGGATCATTACGGTGCCGCAGGGGATCCCGGCGACGGTGAAGCGGATCATTGGGAAGTATCAGAGTCCGATGGAGTGAGATTCCTCGCCAGGCTCGGAATGACAAGCGGGGGTTCCGAGTAGGCGGGTTATCGGAAGTGAAACGTGAAGCGTGAAACGTGAGGGGATGGAGTAGGTGGCGACGGAGAAGGAACGGATCATCAAGTTACAGGGAATCAATGCGCTGATTGCGGGGGTGCGATCGGCACCTCCTGAGATGCCGGGGGCGTTGACATCGGAAATGCTGCCGTGCGCGTTGACGTATCCGGGGCCGGGGACGCATTCGGTGCCGTTCTACTCCGGGAGGCGGACGGACCGGATTTACGTGGTGCGGCTCTACGTGCAGCCGGTGGGCCAAGGGGAGGGGGTGGACGCGGGGTTCCAGGTGTGCTTGCCGTTCCTTGATTCGTTCCCGGATGAGTACCATACGACGACGATCATCGCGCCGGCGGATGAGACGTGGCAGGAGTTGGACTGCGAGAATGACACGGGGGTGCGGGCGGACCTCACGTTGCATGGGGCACCTGGTGGTCAGACATATTGGGGAATCGTGTTCTCAGTGCGGATCAAGGTGAAGGCGGCGGTAGTGTGATGAGGGTCCTGGTGTTCTGCCCGACCAATGAGTTGTTTGGGGTGACGCTGCAGAGTATTTTTCGGCTGGAGTGGGACGGGCCGCTGGATATTTGGTTCGGGCGGGATAACCCGTACGGGGACCGAGTCAAGGACATCATTTACAGTTATGAACGCGGCCGGCAGGTGTTCATGGCCGGCGCGTGGGAGGCGATGCTGACGGTGGAGTCAGATATGGTGGTGCCGCCGAATGCGCTGCGGCGGCTGGTGGAGACGGGGGCGGACGTGGCGTACGGGCTGTATTGCTGGCGGGATCAGCCGGGGTGGAATGCGTATGTGGAGGTGAGGGAGGAGGGGTGGCCAGGGCATTCGATTACGGAGGAGCCAGATCGAGCGCGGGAGGGGTGGGGCCAGGTTATTGAGGTGACCGGCTTGGGGTTCGGGTGCACGCTGATCCGGCGGCCGGTGTTGGAGGCGGTGGAGTTCCACCTCGATGATGAGCAGGTGCCCGATTCGATGCTGGCCAGGGAGGCGATCCGACAGGGTTGGACGCAGAGGTGCGATTTGAATGTGGTATGTGGGCACGTGCAGCGGCCGATGTGGGTGCTGTGGCCGGATCTGATGGCGGAGGGGATGAGGCGGAGGACACGGCTTTAACCATGGATGGGGAGATACACGATATGACGAAGCGGCGAAAGGCGATTGCGATGGCGGGGGATGAGGTGCCGGTGATCCCGCAGGATCCCAGTACGGGACGGGATGTGCAGGCGCTGGTGGGGGTGGCATTCGTGTACGTGGGGCCGGGCTGGGCGCCAGGGGTGCCGGCGCGGAATCTGATGGCGGAGGAAGTGGAAGGGATCGGGCGGGAGAGGATTCGCAGGCTGCGGAGCCCGCACACGGGGGAGCCGCTATACATTGAGATCAGTGACCAGTGATCAGGGATTAGGAGGTTGAGATGGCTGGTGAGAGGGTTCTGCACAAGATTCAGTATGGGAAGGAAACGAACCACGGGACGGCGGTGGTGGCGGATACGATGCTGCTGGGCGAGGTGACGCTGCCTGATTCGGACCGGACGGTCATCATCCCCGGGTTCGGGACGGGGGAACGGATCCCGGGGCAGTTGAACTCGGCGTTCGTGCGGCGGATTCTGGCGAACGGGGTGCGGTTCGCGACGCCGGCGGACCGGGGCGGGCTGTATTATCAGTTGTTGCCGCTGATCTGGTCGGCGAGCATCGTGGGGGCTGTGTCACCGGCGGCGCAGACGTCGGGGCAGAGTGACTATCTGTGGACGCACGCGGTGCCGTTGAGCGCGGTGGAGACGATAGATTCATTCACGCTGGAGGCGGGCGACGATGCGCGGGCGTACGAGCTGGCGTACTGTATGTGTCCAGAATGGGAGCTGGCCGGGAACGCGGATAGCGGGGAGGTGACGCTATCGGCGACGCTGTTCGGGGATCAGATTGCGGCGACGACATTCACGAACTCGCTCACAGCGCCGTCAGCCACGTACGTGATTGGGAAGCTGGCAAAACTATACGTCAATGCATCGTGGGCAACGCTGGGCAACACGGAATTCGAGGCCACCCTGCTGGACTGGCAGGTGTCGTTCAAGGGCGGGGTACATCCGAAGCTGCGCGGATCGGGGCAGCGAGTGTTGGACAGCCACGGGCAGGGGGAGGTCGAGGTGACGCTGAGCCTGGGGCTGGAGCGGACGACAGCAGTGGCGGCGGAGGAGGATTATTTTCTGGCGAGTACGGTGACGCCACGGTTCGTGCGGCTGGAGATTGACAGCGGGATTGACATCGCGGGGACGACCACCCATCACAAGATTACGTTGGATTTCGCCGGGGCGTGGGTGGCGTGGCAACCGTTCGGGAAGGATCAGGACGGGAATAATTTGAACGTGGCGACGCTGCGGGTGGGGAAGGATGCGACGGGGAGTCAATCGTTCACGGCGAAGGTGATTACGAATGTGGCGTCCATTTAAGAGGAACGCGGATGAACGCGGACAAACGCGGATGAACGCAGATCGGAAGGATTGGAGGGGGGAGAGATGGATCTGGTTGGACAACTGAGAAGTATCGTGGTGAAAACCACATTGGACCTGTCGGAGCTGGAGGCGTCGTACCGGGGGCCGGAGGGGCCGCTGATGCTGGAGTTTCGGCTGAATTGGACGCGGGGGCAGAAGGAGAGGCAGCGGGCGCTGCAAGTGGAGACACTGGAGTTGCAGCGGCAGTACGCGCGGCTGAAGGACCTGGCGGATGATGAGGCGGCGTGGGAGAAGGCGCGCCAAGAGGCGGACGCCAGCAGCGAGGTCAATATGCGGCACTGGGCGGAGTGGTGGGGGGGGATTCTACTGATCACCACGGAGGAGGTGCTGGCGCTGATGGATGCGATCCCGGAGAACCACTGGACGTGGATCACGATGGAGGTGGCGCGGCGGGCGATGGAGTATGAGGAGAGCCAGGTAAAAAAAGCAGGCGGGCCGCGTTCACGTATTTCAGAAAAACCTCAAGCGTAGCGCCGGCGGTGTGGCAGCGGGCACGATTGGCGCGGTGGTTGAACGCGGCCTGCGGAACATCGCATTTCCATATCTGGAACGTGGGCGAGGTGCCAGACGTGGACGTGCGATGTTTGATAGAGGCGATGGAGTTGGAGGGGGAGTTTGGGTTCCGATAAGGAAGGTAGTGGGAAGTAAATGAGGAATGGGTAGATGAGGAATGGGTAGATGAGGAACGGGAAGGCGCAATCCGTTGTGCGTGCGATCGAAGGAATGGGACTCAGCTCACTGGCGATCTCCCCGGTTTTGGGGGCGTTTTGCAGGTTTCTATTGTAGGGAACGGGTCAAACGATGGCGCAGAACGCGGTTGAGATTCTAATCAATCTGAAAAAGAGCGGCACCGGGGCGAAGCAGGCCGACGATGAGCTGCAGGGCGTGCAAAAGACTGCGAAGGCTGTAGGGACGGCCTTGGCGGCGATGGCGACGATCGGGACGGTGAAGGCGCTGCACGAATTCGCGCGGTTGGGGGCGGAGAGTATTCGGACGCGGAATGCGTTCACGGCGATCAGCGGCGGGGCGGATCAGGCCTCGGCGCGGCTGGAGGCGATGCAGCGGGCAACGCGGGGGGCGATCTCGGAGCAGCAGGCGATGGCGGTGGCCAGCCGGTTGATGCAGATGGGGCTGGCGTCGAATGCGGGTGAGTTGGAAAAGATCGCGGGGATGGCCGTGCGGCTAGGCTCGGCGATGGGGAAGGATGCGGCTGGCAGTATCGAAGAGTTTGCGATGATGCTGGCCAACCAGTCCATCCCCAGGCTGGATACGTTTGGGATCTCATCGAGCAAGGTGCGCTCGCGAATGGAGGAGTTGCGGGCGACGACGGCGGGGATGACGCGGGAAGCGGCATTCATGGCGGCGGTGACGGAGCAGGGAGCGGCCGCGATGGAGCGGTTGGGGCCGGCGGTGGAAGATGAGGCGCTGGCATTCGAGAGGCTGGACGCGCAGATTGCGGATTCAAAGGCGGCGCTGGCGGAGCAGTTGGCGCCAGCGTGGGCGGATTTTCTAGGGCTGATGAATCGGGGGATTGAGGAGGCTGGAGGGTGGGGAACACGGTTAAAGCAATTCTGGGGGGGGCTGGCGGCGGGGGCATTGAATATGGTGGGGGCGAAGGATTCAGCGCTGGGGTTGTTGAATTCGATGGGATTGCTGGACCAGGGGATACAGTATGTGACGAGTACGTCTAGGGACGCGGGGGCGGCGCTTGATGGGGCGGGGGCGGCGATGGCAAGAAACCAGGCGGCGGCGGACCTGGCGGCCGGTGCGCAGTATAATCTTGCGACGGCGGCGGGGACGGTGGCCACGAAATTCGGCGAAATGAAGTTCGATGACGAAACCTTGTGGAAGATGGCAGCGGCCAGCGGGGCGTCGTTAGAGTCGCTGGGGCAGTTGGCCCAAATATTGGGAATTGCGAATCAGGCGGAGATTGAGAGTACGGTCCAGGCATATAAGAATGTGGAGGCGTTTGCGGCGGGGGAAATGAGCGCATACGATCTGGCGGCCGGGAACACGGACTTGAGGCTGGCGACAGAAAAAGCGACGGAAGCGGCGAAGAAGGAAGAAAGAGCCAATGCGCTGTTGGGACGGAATTTGCCAGAGGTTGCGCGGCGAACGCTGGGGTTGGCTCGGAATACGGAGACGCTGGGGACGAATATGGATACGGTGAATCGAATGGGGATAGCGGTGGTTGACACTCTGAATTCAATCCCTGAGACTATAACTATCCATATCCGATACGAGACCGAGGGGAATCCTCCCGTCTTCCCAGCTGGCACTGGTGGTGGGGGCACTGGGGGGGGCGGCCGCAGGCAATGGGGTGGACGGACGTGGGGGGGAGCGGTGTGGCTGGGAGAGGGGGGACCCGAGTTGGCGGTGCTGCCGCGCGGGACGGAGGTGGTGCCGGCGTGGCGGACGCGGGAGGTGGTGCGACAGAGTGTGGATCAGCGGAGTTGGAGCCGGGGGGGGGATACGTTCGTGCTGCAGGACCCGCTGGCGGTGGCGATGGTGCTGGAGGAGCGGCGGCGCTCGATTGACCGGCGGCTGAGCCGGGGATTCTGAGCGGGAACGCAGAGGAACGCAGACAAACGCAGATGAACGCGGATGGATGGGATTGGGTCCGAGTATGCTTGTTATCGGAAGTGAAGGAGGATGGGATGGGTGATGGGATGGGTAGGATGAGGGTTTGGTTGTGTGTGGCGGCGCTGGTGATGGTGGCGGCGGTGCCAGGGTCGGGGGGTGTGGTGCACCAATACGTGGGGGAGGGGGAGGTGGTGGAGGTGTTCGCAACGGCGGAGGGGGGGGCGGCGATGGTGTTGTTGTTCGACCGATCACCAATCAATATGCGGGAGGTGATGTTGCGGTTGGTGTACGTGGCTGACGGGGGTGTGGTGGCGCACGAGGTGATGCTGCCATTTGTGAGCCGACCGCAGCAGGTGGTGGCCCGGGCCGGGGGGCTGTACGTGCATGTGGTGGTGCAGTGGCAAGAGACCGTTGATGGGTTGCCACAGGTGCATTATTACCGGTGGCAGTTGCCGAGCCGGGTGGTGAGGCCGGTATTTTTGCCGTTGGTGGGAGGTGGCAATGGCGCAGGTATTGAAGCTGGCGCGGACTGGCTCGAGTGACATCAGCCTGGTGAGCGCCTCGGGATGGTTTCTGACCGACCCGGGCTGGGTGCCCAAGATTGGGGATGAGTTTGGTTCGCCGTTGGAGGAGGTGCTGCAGATCCAGTCCAATTTTACGTCTCAGGACAACCTGGCGGCGGCGGTGGTGGCGCTGAATAAGGTCCGAACGTACGCAGTGCGCTCGCTGAGCGACCGGCAAGAGGAGATTGTCTGGTTTCACGATAAGCTGAATTCGGAGACGGGTGAACGGCGGGCGGCGGCGCGTGCGATAGCGCTGAAGCAGTTGGCGGAGGAACATGGGACTGGTGGGGCGGATACGGGGTCCATGATCAGCGCGGATGCGGCCTACGAGCTGGGCATTCAGCGGATGCCGTACTGGGAGCCGACGTCGGCGAGGAATATGCCGTATCTGGGCGCCGCTGGAAGCCCGGCAGCGGCGGTGGTGTACGATTATACAGCGGCGGGGGCGGCCGTGACGGCGCACGACATTGTGGGGGACGTGCCGGCGCGGATCGCGGGATTCACGATCACACCAAATAGTAACCTGGGGAAGGTGTGGATCGGGATACGGAGTGCGCGGAAGCACGGGGCGACGGGGTTGTCGAATTTTGCGCCAGTGTGGGAAATCGAGAACGGGTCGAATGGGACGGATGCGAACGACCAAGCGGATGGCGATGCGAGTGGGGACGCGGTGGTGCGGGTAACGCCCGGGACGGCGACGTGGGCATTGCGGGCCACGGTGTATCTGAATGATGTGAGCGCGAATGAGGCGGATAATTTCGGCACGTATCTGTGGCTGTTGCGGTGCTGGGAGACGGCGGCCGGGAGTTGGGAGGTGCAGTGCCGGTTCGGGTATGGGCCGATGGATTCTGATGAGATGGTGCGAGGGCCGAAGCGGATCGTGGACTGGGGCACTACGAGTGCAGCGGGACAGTACATTGAGGTGGGAGTAGCATCAATCCCAATGCGTGACCTGCAAGGGATTACAACGACATTAATCAGCGCCGACGAGGAGAATGTGTGGTGTATTGAGATCTGGGCGAGACGCTTGACGGGGGCCAGCTCGCTAGATCTGGATTGTCTGTGCCCTGTGCCGATTGATGAGGGTTGGCTCAAAGTTTGGGATATGGATCTGGCTGGGGGAGCATCAAACGAGTATTTTTATTATGCGGAAAGCCCTCTGGGGCGGGTGAGTGTGTGCACGGATGAGAGTGGGATGTCGCGGTTTCCGCCATTCGTGGCTCATCAATTCCGGCTACCGCCAGGGGACGGGCGGATGATCATCGTGCCACAGGTGCATGACGGCGGGAACATTGATTCGATCAAGGTCAACGCAGGGGCAGGGGCCGGGTCATCGGATGACGGCAGGTACTGCGAACGGTGGCTGAGTCTGCGGGGGGCGGAGTGATTTATAGCCTGGATGTGTATCAGCGGCCGGTGACGACGGGCGGCCACATGGGGAATTATGCGGACGTGGCGCAGCGCTGGCAGCGTACGATCGCGGCGGTGGGAGGTTATCGGGTCGGATCATTCACGCTGTCAGAGGAGGATCTGACGCTGGCAGAGTTGGATTGGTTCTATGACGAATATCTAGGCGGGCAGGTCAAAGAGCAGGCGTACATGCAGCCGACGTGGGAAGGGCTGCTGTATGAGTTTCGCTACGTGAAGGGGGGCAGGGAATATCGGCGAACGTTGGATCCGGAATGGTGGCACAATCGGGTGAAGGTGGCGTACACGTACCCAGACACGGAAGACACAGAGCAAGGGGCGTTGACCTATAACCCGGCAGCCAATTCGTTTCAGGATGCGGGGCAAGTTTTCACAGACTGGCAGCGGCTGGCCGGGGATGCGACGTATCAGATCAGTGTGACGAATTCGGATGGAACAAATGCGTGGGCGTTTCTGGGGGCGGCGTTCACGACGACGAATGCGAATGATTCGGTGTACGTGTGGACGGACGTGGAATGTGCGACGGCGGGATGGAATGGGGAGGTGACGGCGAAGACGCCATCCACATATGCGATCAGCGGGGTGGCGACGGCGGGGGCGCGGCAGACGACAGCGTGGAGCGGAAACACGGATTCATCGGGCGAGTATGGGGAGATGGAGTTCCTGATCACGCTGGGGGGGACGGCACCAGAACTGGCGACGGCGTTGCGGGATAAGGAGCTGGTAGAGTGCGCGTGGCCCAGGTCGCGGAAGTTGGGGGGAGGCTCAATGGGGGAAGGAAGGGTGGCGCCGGCGACGTTGGAGGTGTCGTGCGTGGGATTCTGGGCAACGCTGAATTGGCAGTACCGAGAGACGAGCCGGGTGGCGACGGCCTCGGCGCTGCTGACGACATTGATCGGGCTGACGGAGTTCGTGACGGTGGGGCGGATTGACACGAACAATATGCGGGTGAAGGTGGCGTGTGAGCCGGAGCCGATCCGGCTGGGGGATGCAATTGAGCAGATCATTTTGGCGGGGGATCTGAGCGGGAACGTGTGGCAGGGGGGAGTGTACGACGGCCGGAAATTCTTCTACGAGGCAGCGCCGACAACGGTGGAGTATTATGAGTTGGAGGATGGGATGTTGTGCGACCTGGCGAGGGTGCCGGTGTTGCCACCGTTGATGAGGCCGGGATTTTTGCTGCGGGATCTGAGCGCACCAGGCGGGGGGGAGCCGACGGGGACGGCTACGGCGTGGGATGATCCGGCGGTGGCGTACGTGGATGAGGTGAAGTTTATTGCGCCGAATACGTTAGAGTACCACCTCTTGGAGGAGGAGGAGAGCACAACGGCGCTGGAGCGGATGATCGAGCGGGGCGGGATTATGCCCGGGCCGCATTATTAGGAGTGTAATGCCAATACGGCAGCGATTCCTGGGACGGAAAACTCTCGAGGCGGACGTGGGGCCGATCCGCACGTGGATGGGGACGGCGGGCGGGTCGGGGCCGGCGCCGCTGGATGCACAGTACGTGGTGCTGGCGGTAGATGCGGATTTGACACAGGAGCGGGTGCTGACGGCGGGGGATGGGGTTGATCTGGCGGATACGGGCGCCGGCGGGACGGTGACGGTTTCAGTAGACGTAACAGATATTATCGGTATTGGATTGAGTGAGGACATCAGCAACAACCTGGTGCTGGGGACACCGTCGAACTGTACGGCGACGAGCACGAACACGGTCAGCGGGACGACGCACACGCATGCGATTGATGCGACGCTGGCCAGGTCGGCGATCACGATCACGGCGGGGGCGGGGCTGACAGGCGGGGGGGATCTGACGGCGAACCGGACGTTGACGGTGGGGGCGGGGAACGGAATCACGGTGAATGCGGACGATGTGGCACTGACGACGCCAGGGACGTGTACGGTGACGAGCACGAACACGGCAGCGGGGAATCACACGCATGAGATTACGAGTAGTCCAGCCCCGGGGGCGGCACAGTCGTTGCTGGCCACGACGGCAGCGGGACTCCTGACGTTGCAGAGTCTGATTGTGACGACGGGGGTCACGATCAATGAAAGTGGGGCAGATAGTGATACGCGGATAGAGAGCGATACGAAGGCGAATATGGTGTTCGTGGACGCGGGGGCGAACTGCGTCTACATTAACAGTAGTGCCACGGATGCCGAGGCCGTGGCGTTCGACACTGCGATTGGACTGCTGTCATTTGATAACATGGCGGTCACGGGCCAGAGCGCAGTAACGGGAGTTACTGTTTTTCATTACTCCAATACAGCCACAGATGTGCCGGCGTTTCGTGTCCGGCGGGCACGCGGCACGCGAGCAAGTCCCACGGCACCACAGTCGGGGGATAAATTAGGCCGGTTTGGGGCCGGCACGTTCGACGGCACGGATTTTACAGCCAGCGTGGGATTCATTGACTTTTATGCCACGGAGAATCACGGCGCGGCCGCGCAGGGCACAGATGCGCGGATATTTACTACGCCAGATGGAGCTACGACACCAGTGGAGCGCTTGAGAATTGCACAGGGTGGTAACATGGGGCTAGGCGAAACAGTCCCATCGTGGGGGGTCGCATCGCCGGAGCGGGCGTTTCACGTGTCGTACAGCGGTGACGGCTATCCAGCAGTGGTGTTGGAGCGGAAAAGTGCCGTGTCCCACACGAACCAGAAGATGAGTATCTACATTGGTAGTGGGGGGGGGCTCACTATTTATGATAATACGAATACTGCCGCCAGGTTAGTTGTACTGGCAGCGGGGAACATCGGGATAGGGAGCACTGCCCCGGACACGAAACTGGACGTGGCCGGGGCGATCACATTCCGGGAGCTGTCAGCAGATCCTGGCAACCCGGACGAAGGAGCGGCCGTGTTGTGGATGTCAGATGGAACGGGCGCGGGCGATGACGGGGATATTCTGATGAAGGTGACGGCCGGGGCAGCTACGAAGACAGTAACGCTGGTGGATTTCTCGGCGGTTTAGCAAGGGAGGTGGAACGTGGAAATTGAGTTGACGATTTGGCAGCGGGCGATGCTGATTCAGGTGATCAGCGGGATGCGGGGGGATGTGAAGTTGTTGCGGCAGGCGCTGCGGGCGCTCGAGGCGCTGGATTTTACGGAGGAGGAGCGGGAGGCGGGAGAAATCGTGGAGGAGGAGGGGCGGATGCTGTGGAGCACGGCGGCCTCGGAGACTGTGTACACAGTCACGCTGGAGAAGCCGGTGGTGCGGTTCGTGCGCAATGCGGCGGAGGGGTTCCAGGGATGGCCGGTGGGGCAGGCCGCGGAGGTGTTGGACTTGCTGGAGAAGTTGGGGGTGAAGGAGGAGGAGAACCTCGGATGAAGAAATACACGATGAACCTCGGATGAAGAAATACACGATGGGGAAGTTCTGAGTAGGTAAGTTATGAGTATTGAATTCACGGGCGAGCGGGTGGTACCCTGGCGGATGGGGGTGGGCGCGGCGGGTCTCATGAGAGATCACGCGGCGCGTTATGCGCTTGCGCTGCCGATGGTGGCGGGGCGGATGGTGGTGGATCTGGGGTGCGGGACGGGGTACGGGGCATTCATGCTGGCGTGGGTGGCCAGACAGGTGATCGGGATTGATCATTGCGAGGAGGCGTTGGCCTTTGGGCGGCTGCACTTCGAGGCGGGGAACCTGACGTTCCGCAACGGGAATCTCGAACGGTTGGTGGTGCTGCCGGGGGCGGAGGTATACGTAGCATTCGAGGTGCTGGAGCATCTGGATAATCCGGTGGCGCTGATCAGGCTGGTGCGCGGGGCGCTGATCTGGTCGGTGCCAGTGGACTGTGCGAGCGAGTTTCACCGGCAGGTGTACAGCCTGGAGGAGGCGTGCCGGTTGGTGCCAGGGTCGGAGATCTGGTACCAGGCGGAGGGGCAAATTGTGCGCAGGGAGCGGGCTGATTTTGCGCCAGTGTACGTGTGCGGGGTGAGGCCGGGTTAGAGTGGGCTAGGACGGGAACGCAGATGAACGCAGACGAACGCGGATGAACGCAGATCGGAAAGATGGGGAAGGCACAATCCGTTATGCGCGCGGGCGAGATGATCAGGCTCAGCTGAGTGGTGATCGTGTCGGTTTTGGAGCAATTTTGCCGGTTTCTTTTGCGCCGGTGTACGTGTGCGGGGTGCGGCCGGGTTAGAGTGGGTTAGGACGGGAACGCAGATGAACGCAGACGAACGCGGATGAACGCAGATCGGAAGGATGGGGAAGGCACATGCGGGCTAGAGGCGCCAGTTGTCCACGGGGCTGGCGCGCTGGTGAGCGTCGGCGCAGTCGGCCTGGACGATGGCCAGGTAGTGGCGGACCATCTCCAGGTTGGAGTGGCCGAGTAGGATCTGCAGGGTGAACGGGTCGCCGCCGTTGCGCAGGTAGGTGATGGCGAAAGTGTGGCGGAAGCGGTGGGGGTGGACGCGGGGGATGCCGGCGCGGTCACCGATGCGCTTGAGAAGGCGGCGGAGGACGTTGGGAGCGAGCGGGCGGGTATCGTCGGCGGGGCCGACGGTGAAGACAGGTTGATCGGGTTTGGTGCTCTGTAGACGCGGGGTGAGGTAGCGCCAGAGGGCGCGGGCGGTGCGTTTGCCGAAGTAGACGGTTCTCTCCTTTTTCCCTCTCCCTTTTCCTTTTCCCCTTACTATCAAGGTGTTGGCGGTCAGGTTGACGTCGTCGAAGGTGAGGCCGCAGAGTTCGCTGCGGCGGATGCCGGTGTCGAGGAGGACGAGGACGATGGCGCGGTCGCGGTCGGCGGTGGCGCGTTTAGAGACGGTGTGGGGGCGGGTCTTCCAAGAGCGGCCGACGTCACAGGCATGGAGCAGGGCGGTGAGTTCGTCGTGGGTGAAGGGCTCGATGGCGCGGGATTCGTATTCGGGCGCCTCGATGGTGCGGATGAGGTTGGATTTAACATAGCCTTCATCGGTGGCCCAGGTCCAGAGGGCGGAGAGGGCGGTATGGATATTGTAGACGCTCTTGGGGGCCAGGTGGATCAGGCCGCGGGGGGCGAAGCCGTCGGGGTCGGTGACGTAGCCATCCTGGAGGTAGGCGAAGAATTCTACCAGTTGCTGGCGGGTGATGGAGGAGATGGGAGGATCGTCGGGGAAGTAGGCGGCGAGTTTTTTGTAGGCGTTCTGGTAGTCCACGATGGTGGCCGGGGCTTTGCCGGTGGCGGTTTTGTAGAGGAGGCAGCCGGCGGTGGCCTGGGAGAGTGTCAGGTTGTGGGCCATAAGGTCGCTCCTGTTGGAGTCAGTTCCGATAATGTATGTTTCAGTTCCGATAATGGTTCGTTCACTGGGGTGAAGATGGGCGGCGGGGGGCCATGAGGTCGGGAGATTGGGGGGGAGGAGGGGAGTGTGGCGCTTATGGGTTGATTTTTCGGGAGGCCATGAGGGCCAAAGTACCCTCGGCAGGATTCGAACCTGCGGCCTCCTGGTCCGCAGTTAAGGGGTCTGGAGTTTGGGGTGATGACCTCATGGTGGCCGTTTTTCGGGCGCCGTGAGGTCAGTTTGTTTGTGTTCCCATGAGGGCAAAATCGGGCCTCCCCCCACCCTGCTGGGGGCGTTTTTTTAGTTCCGAGTATCGGTATTATCAGAAGTGATTATTCCAGGCTGATGGTCCAAGGGCCGATGGCCTGGATCTCTAGGCCAAAGGTGTTCTTGCCAACGAGGACGGTGCCGGTGTAGGGATCAATCTCATTGACGAGCAGGTCTGGGCCGCGCTCACTCCAGGCGAAGACGGCGAAGAAGTCGCCTACCTCGTTGCCGGTGATGGTTGCCCGTCGGGGCTCTCCATCCAGCACTAAGATGGTATCCCCGTTGCCTTCAAGCACGCCAGGCACGCTCAGATGCCAGGCGGTGTTAGCCCAGAAGCGGGCGTATGGTAGAATCTCAATGGTCCAGGGGCCAACAGCCTGTACCTCGAACATAGCGGTACACTGGCGGTCGAGCCAATCGAGGGGGCGGTATCCATCGTAGGGATCAAGGGTATTGACGAGAAGGTCTATGCTCTCGCCGTTGGCGTCATAGTTTGTGACGGTAAAGAAATCGCTGTCGGTGTTGCCAGTGATGTGGGCGACGGCGAGGAGGCAGGGCTGGCCGAGGTCCACGACGGAATCTCCAGAGCCCGTGAGGGTCCAGGGTTCGGGTACGGGTGTGGGGATGGCCGTTGGGCGAGGGGTGTTGGTGGGCCGGGGGGTGTTGGTGGGGCGGGGGGTCGGTGTGGGGAGAGGGGTGGAGGTGGGCGGGGGCGCGGTGGGCGGGAGGCTGGTGGGGGGAGCAGAGGATGGGACGGCACCAGGTGTGGCGCCGGCGCTGCTGCAGGCACTGGCCAGGACGAGCAGGACGACAGTGGCGATCAGCAATATAATCCGCATCATGGTCTACCCCCCCCCCCCCCCTTTTTTTTGTCTTGTGTGTGGTATCCTGCTGAGGCCTCGCGCAGGGCGCGGGCCATGACGAGCAAGGTGTAGCGTTCCTGCCTACTGAGATAATGGAAGCTGTCGAGTAGTTCCTGTTCCATTTGACGATCCTCTGGGACGTGCGGCAAGAGCCCAGCGAGGCGGAATATCTTTTCAGGAGGAACCCGTAATGCTGCTGCGATGGCGGAACAAAGGTCGGGTCCAGCGCCGCGTTGTTGGTTCATCACCATGGAGAGTGTTCCACCGCTGATGTTAGCCCTGCGTGCCAATTCCCCTTGCGACCATCCTCGTTCGTTTAGCTCGCGATTAAGCCACTCAGCCAGTTCTCTACTCATCTGTGATAACCTAGTTTACTGTAGTGAACGTTCGTTATGGTGATGGAATTGGTCAACTCGGACGAACACGTGACAAATGTCACGTGTTTTATATGACATTTGACACTATATCGGCCTTCTCAAGTGATGTATAATTTCTTCTGTGTGGTGAAAACGGTCTCAGGAGCGAAAGTGATGGAATACATTCCACAGCGAATTTTCGTAAAGTTGACGGCCCCAGTGAGTCGGGCGCTGGCGGAAGCGGCGCAGCGAGAACGGCGGGACCCTCGGGACCAGGCGGCGTTGATTCTGGCGCGGGCGCTGGAGCAGGAGCAGGTGGCCGGGGAGTTGCCGGCGCTGGAGTTTGCGACATTGGTGCAGGTCGCGAAGGATGAGGGGCTGGACACGCCAGCGGAGGCGATGGGGCTGATCATCCGGGAGTGGGTGGAGTTGAAGCGGGAGCTCTCCCTTTCCGTCGAGGAGTAGGGGGAGTTTTTGTTTGGGAGGTGTGAGATGGAGCAGACGATGCTAGTGTACGAGCGTGATCAGCGGACGCAGATGGCCATCTTGCTGACAGCATTGTTGGAGCAGCATCCAGGTGTGAAGGTCCTCTTGAAGGGGATCGTGGACTTGGCCGCTGCCCGCTGCACGATTCAGGGCTTGATCGTTGAGGATCTGTGCAGGATGATCGAGCGATGCCAAGATGGGGAGGAGTTGCGGGATCTGTCGGTGCAGGTGCGCGATCTGATGTTCTCCTACCGGCCGGACGCTTCGCGGGTGGCGCTGACGGAGAATGAGGCGCGGGTGCTCCATCTGCTGGAGTCGGTGGGAGGATGAGATGGACCTCGGGTTGGCGATTGGGTTGATCATTGCGGCGCTGTTCGTGGGCGCAATCGTGGGCGCTGGAGCGATGGCGCTATGTGCGTCAGCGAGTTGGGCAGATCGGCATCTTGAGGATGAGAGTGGAGCACCGACAATTGAATAAGGGTATGTGGGGATTCACTGTAGGGGCCTCCGGTGGTGCTCTAGGAGGCCCGTCAGGATCGAGGCGGTGGCTGGAGGGGTGCCGGCCAGCGCTGAGGGGTTGGGGGTATGCTGCGAAGAGCAGCCCGAAAGCCGGCAACGAGGTGAAGGCGGGTGAGGCTGCAGCCGGTTGCTGATGGCCTCCGAAGGTGTGATTCCTTCCTCTGCCCCCAATCTATGTTAATGTTCTTTCATAAGGATACCAGATTATGAATCTGCAGAGATGTTTCCCGTACATTCTGGCACTGATTTGGGGGGGGATTTGGGCGCTGTTTCTGCAACGGAGCCAGTTGGGCCAGTTTCTGGCGCAGAAGCGGACGTGGGTCACGGTGGTCGTGGGGGTAGGCGTGGACCTCGTGCTGATCCTAGTTGTGATTCCCCTGGATCTCTGGTTGCGGGTGTGCATGGTGGTTGTGTTGTCGTCGCTGTGTATCATTGCCAGGTCGCTGATCAACGAGTGGCGGGAATTGCGAGATTTGACGGAGGGGTTACGTGGCCACCAGGTTAGCGAACAAGACGATTTGGGCGCTGGAGGACATGATCGCGTTTAGCCGGACTGCTCGCTCAGCCTGGCAGGCGACGATGGAGCGGGCCGAGCGGCGGATGGATCCGGTAATGATGGTTTCATTGGCACGGCTGAGGGATTGTATCGCGGAGATCGAGAGGCTGGCCAGGGATGCGCGAGATGGGAGATATGAGCAACACCAGGTCGTGGGTGGACGAAAGACCGATACGAGTGATTGAGGTCGAGCCGGTGGCGGTGGAGCCGCTGACGGTGTATGTGGCCGGGGAGAATGTGCCCAGCCGGCCGGGTGAGCGGCAGACGCTGGCGGGCTCGGGGGCGCTGGTGCCAGTGCGGGAGCCAACGATCGAGGAGATGCTGGCAGCATTCGAGGCGTGGATGCGGCTGGACGTGGCGGAGGGGAATGGGTCGCCGCAGACGCTGCGGGCGTATTTCGGCGATGTGAAGCAGCATCTGGAATGGTTGGCGGAGCAGGGGTTGCGGCCGGCGCAAGCGGGCGAGGAAGACCTGAAAGCATTCCGCGCACACCTGGTGGACGGGTATGCGGTGACGACGGCGGGGCGGAAGCTGGCCAGCGTGCGGCGGTTCTATGAGATGGCCAGGGCGCGGGGGCTGATCACGCAGAACCCGGTGGCGGGGCTGAAGGCGCCGTCGGATAGGACGGCGCGGGAGGAGCGGATCAAGTACTTGACGCTGGAGCAGGCGCGGCGGGTGCTGGCGCTGCCCAATGTGAATACGCCGAAGGGGATCAGGGATAAGACAATCTTAGTGCTGATGGCGTTGCACGGGCTGCGGGTAATTGAGGTTCATCGGCTGTCGTTGGAGGATGTGGACCTGGAGGCGGAGGAGGCGGGGACGCTGCGGCTGTTCGGGAAGGGGAATAAGCATCGCACGATTCTGTTGACGGTGGAGACGCGGGAGATTATGGAGCGGTGGCTGGCGGCACGGGCGTTGACGCGCTCGGACTCGCCGGCCGTTTTCGTGACGATGCATTGGACGGATGCCGCGGTAGAGCCCGGGCAGCGGATCAGTACACGGGGGATCCGGCAGATGGTGGATGGGTATCTGCGGGCGGCGGGGGTGAAGAAGCCGAGGGTATCGTGCCACTCGTTGCGGCACTCGTATGCGACGCTGAGTTTAGCGGCGGGAGCGTCGCTGTTGGCGATCAGTGGGAGCCTGGGGCATTCGTCGGTGACGACGACGCAGGTGTACGCGAAGATCGTGGATAAGGCGCGGAGTAACCCGGCGAAGTTGCTCGTCGGGTTGTTGGATTAGTTCACATAGGAGGTCGGGAGATGGACGAGCAAGCGAAGGTGATCGCGAGGATGCGGGAGGAGTTGGCGGCCAGGGAGCGGGAGCGGGCCGCGCGGGAAGCAGAAGGGCGGCTAGCTGTGGAACTGGAAGAGCAAGTCCAGAGGGCTCAGCGCATCCTTGAGATGCGGGATGTGTGCGAGAAGGTCCTGGGGCGGGAGGTACTGGAGGCGCTGGGGATTGAGATCCTGTCAGGAGGGGTCAAGTTCGTGTACCGGGGTCGGGAGACCATGTGGCAGATCCACAAGCTTCACGTGGGAGATCCTGAGTACAGGAAGACGGTGGAGGCCGCCATCGTCAAGTTCTGCGATGAAACTGACGAGTTACGGGCAAAGGCGGACGCTTTGATAGCGGGGTTCCAGGCTGTGCAGACATTGGCGGAATATCGGGCGTTTGATGATGAGGTGCCGTGGAATCTGCAGGACTATGTTGCTGAGGCGGCGCGGATCGCCTGGGAACGGGTGGAGGAGGCGGAGGCGGAACGGGAAGCGCAGCGGGTGGCGTTGGAGGAGGAGGCGTTCTATCCGTTCGTGTACTATCGGGTTTACAATGCGATGGTGGCCAACAGCGACGATGGCGAGCACTTCATAGACTATCATGTGTTGGACTCGCTGACCGGTCATTGTGTCCCAGGAGGCTGGTGGGTATCGGCACATTGCTATGATCTGCAGCGTCCAACGGAACTAAAAAACGTCTACAAGGTGGAACGTGTTGAGGTGTGTACTGTGGAGGAGTTGCCGGCCTGGTGTCCGAAGCAGGAAACGGCGTTCGGGCAGATCCGGATCCCGCCGGCGGGGGCGGAACGGCTGTGAGAGAGGTTCCGATAAGAGGTGTACTAGGAAGACAACAACGGATTAGGAAAACAACGGATGGGAGGTTGCGGTGGACGAGTTTTGCGGGACGATGGGAGAGGAAGCGCGGTACGAGTTGGGGGATGCGATTTCGCTGGAGGAGTTGCGGGTGGCGGCGGAGGCGGCGACGGGGCGACAGGCGCTGCTGCTCCAGGCGTGTCACCCGAGCCCAGGTACCCGGCTTGCGGTGGTGAGACCTCGGATGGAGAAGGCCAAGTTGGAGGAGGTCATTGAGCGGGCGCTGCGGAACTGGATCGGGATCTGCCACAGTGAGGCGTGTATAGCCCGGATGCAGCGGGCGAGGCAAAGGGTGATTGAGCAGTGCGACGCTGATTATGAGGATGCGCTGCAGGCGTACCGGCAGATCGTGGGCAAGGAGCCAACGACGCAATGATCAACTGTCGATGCTGGATAGAGACGGAGTTCAAGGACCCGGGGAGAGGGGGTGAGGTGATGCGGGAGTTGTGGGAGACGATGCGGGATGCATGGCGGGAGGGGGATTGGATCGGGCACCTGCGCGCGTGGTGGGCGGTCGCAGTGGGACGGGTGACGGCTGAGACGCGGGCGGGGTGGCCGGTGGGATTCGGGACGCAGTGGATAACATCGGCTGATGAGGAGTGCCCAGACTGCCTGAGCGAGTAACGGTCCGGGGCCGGCCTGTGGGCAGGCCGGCCCCGTGGGTGGGTCGGGAGTAAAGGGACCCTGTCAGTATTATACGCGGTTTTTTAAGAATTGCAAGAGGGGGTGGAGGAAATGAACATCGGTGTGAACGTGGGGTACAGTGCGGTCAAGGCGGTGTGTGGGGAGCGGCGGGTGACGTTTCCCTCGGTGGTGGGGACTCCAGATAAGGCGGCATTCAGTCTGAACGGGGATTCGGCGCTGGTGCTGGTTCAGCCGGCGCATGTGCTGGTGGGGGACGAGGCAGTGGAGCAAAGCCGCTTCATTTATCCTCGTGAGGATAGGGCCTGGATCGAGAGCGAGGAGTGGACCTATCTGTTCGTGACGGCGTTGACGGAACTGTCCAGCACGCCACACGATTCGGCGGTGCGCGTGGTCACGGGGCTGCCGGTGGCGTTCTATAGTGACGCGGAGAAGTTGGCTGGTCGGTTGTTGGGTGACCATCGGGTGCAGCGGGAGGGGCGTCAGGCGCAATTGTTCCACATTGCAGATGTGCGCGTAGTGCCAGAGGCGTTTGGGACGGTCTTTGCGGCAGCGTTCAACGATCAGGGCAAGGCGGTGGATCAGGCTCTGCTGACGGGAACGGTGGGTGTGATTGACCTCGGCGGGAAAACGACGAATCTGTTGAGTGTGAGACGGTGCTCACAGGTCAACCGTGAGACGGCCAGTGTGAACGTGGGAGCCTGGGCAGCAGTTCGAGCGGTACAGGCGGAATTGGCGCAAAGGTTCCCAGGACTGGAGGAACTGCGGGCGCACCAGGTGATGGACGCGGTCATCGCGCGTAAGGTGCGGTATTACGGTGATGACGTAGATCTGCGGGGGATAGTGGAGGATACGCTGAGGCCACTAGCCAAGCAGGTGTTGGCTGAGGCAACGAGACTATGGAACGGCGGGGCCACGTTGGACAGGATCCTGGTAGCGGGCGGGGGGGCGTTGCTGTTGGGATCGTATATTGAGGAGCATTTCCCTCACGCTCAGGTGATCCCGGATCCGGTTTTTGCGAATGCGCTCGGGTTCTGGCGGTTCGGGCAGCGTGTATGGCGGTAGTTGTTAGAAGTTAACAACCAAAAGTTAACAACTATGGCAAGCAAGACGTACGTGACGATTTCGTTCAATACGGAAGGGGACCGGGACATTCTGCGCTGGTTGGAGCGGCAGGAGAATCGCAGCGCGGCAGTGCGGGATGTGATCCGGGAGCACTTGGGGCAGGGCGGGGTGACGATTGGCCACGTGTACCGAGCGATTCAGGACCTAGAACGGAAGTTGCAAGCGGGGCTGGTGGTCAGGCCGGGCGATGACGGGGGGAAGTTGGATTCGGATGTGCCGGCGGATATAGCGGCGGCGCTGGATGCGCTGGGAAAGGTGTAGGTGGAAGATGGCGCTGTTGGTGGGAGCGGTGGAAATGGTGATGGTGGAGGCGGGGGAATTGGCGCGGCTGCGGCTGATCGAGGCGGCGGCGCGGGCGGCGGCAGAGGCGGCGCGTTGGGCGCTGGCGGATGAGCCGGGGAAGCGGGTGTTTGAGGCGCGGATGGTGCTGCTGCTAGAGGTGGCCGGGCAGGGCACGGATGCGCAGGATTAACGGATAGGAGGAGGGAGCGGCAATGGATGCGAAAGAACTGAGAGAGAGACTGGAGCGGTGGCTGGCGCAGAACTCGGGGTATGAGGAGCGGTCATATCTCGGGATGAGCCAGATTTTTCAATGTCCCGCCAATCTGTATGATCAGGTGGTGGATGGGCGGGAGGAGTTTCAGGGGCGCGCAGCCCGCATGTGCTACGAGGGATATTTGCATGAGCGGGATATGATCGCGCGGCTGGTGGACTGCGGGCTGTACGAGGAGGCGGGGGAATTGGTGGCGCCGTGGGACGAGCGGTTCAGGGGGCATCCGGATGGGCAGGTGGATGGGGATGTGCTGGAGGTGAAGTCGGTGACGGCCGCCAAGTTCGAGGAGGTGCGGAAGTCGAACCGGGCCTTGCAACACCATTACGAGCAGGTTCAAATCTATCTGCTGTATGGGCGGTGGGAGCGGGGGGTGATCGTTTATAAGTGCCGGGAGACGGGGGAGATCAGGCCGATCGTAGTGTGGCCTCATCCTCCAACGCAGGCACGGTTGGAGGAGAAGGCGAAGGCGGTGCTGGCGGCGGTGGATGCGGGGGTGCGGCCGAAGTGTGAGTGTGGGCGGCACTAGGACGGGAACGTGGAAGGACGGGAACGCGGATGAACGCAGACAACCGCAGATGAACGCGGATGGAACCACGGATAGGGAAATACACGATGGGATGGTTCCGAGTAGAGGGGTTATCGGAAGTGAAACGTGAAGGGTGAAACGTGGGGGAGCAACGATGATTCCAGAGGCTGATCAGATTCAGGCGATTGGGAATGCGGTAGCCGGCTATGGGCTGGTGACGTCGCTGTCGTCGGAGTATGAGCGGGTGTGGCGGGCGCGCGATTTTAGTGCGCCGTGGAAGAAGCTGGCGCTGGCGGTGCTGGAGGCGGAGCCGGGGGAGGAACGGGCCTGGTTGGAAGCGGCAGCAGCGGAGTTGACGGGTGGCCAGGCGCTGCTGGAGCGGGTCCTGGCGGTGGCGCCGCCGGTGCGGTTCCCGTCCTTGGAGGAGGTGGCCGAGCGGCTACGGCCGATTGAGTGGTTGTGGCCGGAGTGGATCCCGCTGGGGATGATCAGTCTGTTGGGGGCAGTGCCGGGGGCGGGGAAGTCGTTCCTGGCGCTCGACCTGGCACGGAGGATCATTGCGAATGAGGGGTTCCCAGATGGGGCGGTGGTCCCGGCCCCGTCGGCGCGGGTGATTTATGTGGACGCGGAGGCGGTGCCGCAGTTGATCAATCAGCGGGTGGAAGCGTGGGGGATGGATAAGAGCCGGTTGTTCCTGATGCTGCCGACGACGGAGCGGATGTTTATTGATTTTTCGGAGGAGGAGGATCGAGAGCACTTGATGACGATGGCGACACGGCTGGCACCGGGCCTGGTGGTGATTGATTCGTTGTCGTCCATCAGCAGCAAGGGCGAGAACGACGTGCAGGACGTGCGGGGTATTATGGCATTTTTGAATCTGGTGGCACGGGAGAACCGGTGCGGGCTGCTGCTGATCCATCATCTGAAAAAAGCCAACAATCGGGAGCGGGACGGGATGGTGGGGATCGAGGACTTACGGGGGTCGGGGCACATTGTGGCCATTGCCAGGTCGGTGCTGGGGTTGAGTGTGGTGCAGACGGGGCCGAAGTTCGACAGGAACGGCCCACGGCGGCTGGAGATCATTAAGACGAACTTGACGGGGTACCCGGCGCCGATTGGGGTGGAGTTTGTGGCGATGGGGGATGGGGTGGAGTTGCGGTATGGGGAGCCTCCAGTGTTGTATAAGCGGCAGACGTTGGGGGAGGAGTGCGAGGATTGGCTGTTGCAGTATCTGGAGGAGATGGGGGAGGTCAGGCCGAAGGTGATCGTAGTGGCAGGTAGAGAGAAGGGATTCAGCCGGGCGATGATTTACCGGGCACGTGAGGATTTGGGAGCTGCGATTGGGGATTCTCTTGGCTGTCAAAACCCAAAAAACTGTTGGAGATTGACGGAGATGGATGGGGATGAAGAGGGGGACGAGGGCTAACTGTCTCACTGTTGCAACTGTATCACTGTCTCACGGGGGAATTGGGGGGGGTGTCAAAAACAGTGAGACAGTTGAGATAGTGAGACAGTTGAGATAGTTGAGCACGGATGGGGGAGGATCGGCAGATGGTGAATCTGGAGATGATCGGGCGGGGGATGCGGTGGCACGATCTGACGCTGGAGCAGGCGAAGCCGCTTGAGTATAAGATGAAGTGGGCGACGGAGGCGATCGAGACGGCGTTGGCGGTGGGGCAACGGCCGGCGCTGGCGTTTTCGGGCGGGAAAGATTCGACGGTATTATTGCATCTGCTGCTGATGCGGTTTCGGAGTCAGGCGCAGGAGATGCCGATTATCTACGGCAACACGGGGATGGAGTTCGCGGAGTGTATTCAGTTCGTGCGGCGGATGGCGGATGAGTGGAGGTTGGATCTGCACGAGGCCCGGCCGGGGAAGACGGAGGAGGCGGGGTTCAAGTACACGGCGCAGCGGCGGATCTGGGAGCGCCTGGTGCAGTGCGGGCGGATACAGAGAGTGTTGAAGCCGGATGGGAAGTTAAAGTCCACCCGGCACCTGGAGTTGGAATGCCCGGTGGACCTGCGGCGGCAGTTGGAGGAGGAGCGGTTGGTATGGCCGGCGGGGACGCGGCAGTCGTATTGGTGGTGTGCGGATCAGTACGGGTGGCCACTGTTGGGGAAGGCGTGGTCGCGGTTGACGGCGCACCGAATCAATATAGATACGTTCCTGAGATTTTCGGCGAGCCAGAGCCAGGACGAGACGCTGCTGGCGTATTATGACGTCTTGCGGCAGGTGAAGATTTCGCAGCATTGTTGCGAGGCGCTGAAGAAGGAACCGGCGCGACGGATGCAGCGGGAGTTGGGGGTGGATCTGATCTTCAAGGGGCTGATGGCCTCGGAGAGCAGGTCGCGGGCGAAGAATTTCCTGTCGCGCGGGTATGTGTTTGAGGGGGCGAAGCAAGATTATCTGGGTGAGCGGGCGTTCTTTCATTGCCAGCCGTTGGCGATCTGGACAGAAAAGAATATCTGGGACTATATCGAGCGGTACCAGGTGCCGTACGCGCCGCTGTATGATATGGAGTACGTGGCGCTGGATGGGAGCCGGCAGCACATTCGGCGGAATGGGTGCATCGGTTGCGGGACGGATTTTGGATTCAAGAACAATCACTTGTACGTGCTCCGCCAGACGCACCGACGGGCATGGGAGACGATTATGCGGGCGGGGATGGCGCGGGAGATCCGGAATTTGCAGCGGGCGATGCGAGCGAATCAGTTGACACTATGGGATGCGTTCGAGCCAGAGGAGCTGATCGAGGCGCAGCCGTGTGTGCTGGATGATCTGGATGGCCTCGGGGGGCGGGATGGGGGACTGGAGTTGGCGTACGATGCGGAGGTGGAGGGATGAAGCTGGAGCAGATGCGGCTGGTGGGGATGAGGGTGGTGGAGGCGATGGCGCCGGGGTGTGAGCGGATCAGTATCGCCGGGTCGGTGAGGCGGCGGAAGGCGGAGCCGAAGGACCTGGAGATCGTGTACATCGCTCAGATGGTGGAGCGGCGGAAGGATCTGTTTACGGCGGAGGTGGTGCCGGCGACGGAGGGGCTGGTTATTGAGTTGATGGCCAGCGGGTTCTGGCGGCTGGATACAGAAGTGAAGCGGAATGGGCCGCTATATAAGCGGATGGTGATGCGGGCGAGTTCTCGCGGACCGGATGAGGTGGTGGTGGAGTTGTTCCGGGCGGAGGTGGGGAACTGGGGGCTGCAGTTGGCGCTGCGGACGGGGCCGGCGGAGTTCAACCATTTGTTGGTGACGCCGCGGAGCCAGAGGGGGGCGATGCCGGCGGGGATGAGGATGGCGGGGGGATGGCTGTGGAGGGGGGAGGAGCGGTTGGAGAGTGGGACGGAGGAGGAGTTTTTCGGGCAGGTGGGGGTGCCGTGCTGGGAGCCGGGGGAGAGGTCGGAGGAGAGGTTAGAGGAATGGTTGCGGGAACAGCGGTGACGGCGATTCAGATGTGTTGCGGGGCGGGAGGCAGCACATTGGGATTCGAGAGAGCGGGGATCGAGACTGTATTGGCGTTCGATGTGGATCCTATGATGATCGAGATGCACAGAGCGAACTTTCCAGCTCAGCGGAGTGAGATACTGGACATTCGGGCGGTACATCATTGTAGGTTGCCAGAGGCAAACATCTGGGTATGCGGAATCCCGTGTGAGCCCTTCAGTGCGGCGGGTTTGCGGTTAGGGCACTCTGACGCACGGGATATTTCGTTCGAGGTGGTTCGGCTGATCGGCGAGATCGCTGATCATCCACAGCCCGACTATATCTTCCTCGAAAATGTTCCATTGTTTCGGGGATCGAGGGCAGCGGCGCAGATCAGGACGGCGCTGGTGGATGTAGGATTCACTCACGTATTAGAAGCGATTTTTCTCTACGCGGATTATGGGATATGCCAGATGCGCCGGCGGTGGCACATTATCGCCAGCAGGCGGGCACCTACGCCCACACCTGAGCCGACGCACAGTGAGAATGCGGACTTATTCGGCCGGCTGCCCTGGATTCGGTTCGGGCAGATTCGGGATGGGACGGGGAGCCAATATGCGAGCGCGAAGGCGCTCAAGGGGATATTCAGGAGTGCGTACTCGCCACAGATTGTGGACGATGACGATATGTTGCCGACCGTGGTGTCGGCCTGGCGGGCGCGGATCAATGGAACAGCGCCGCTGATTTATTGTGACGGTAAATTGAGGCCACCTACGCTGCTAGAGGCGGCGCGGGCGCAAGGGTTTCCAGAAGGGTTTGTTTTACTAGGAGATCTGACTACACGCTGGAAGGCCGTGGGGCAGGCGATGGCGCCAGCGTTCGTGGAGGCCGTGGGGAAGGCTATCAGCAGTTCTGATAAGAGGGCTACTGGGAACGAGAAGTTGGGGGTGGAGGATGAGTAGTAGGAAGGAGTTGGAGTGGCAGGCGGATCGGATCGAGGCGGTGCTGACGCTGCATAAGGTGCCGGCGCGGGTGACGGGCGGGACGGTGACGCCGCGCTGGGTGCGATTCCAGGTGTTGCCGGCGCTGGGGGCGAAGATTGCTCAGGTGAAGGGCCTGAGTGAGGAGTTGGCAGCAGCGCTGGACGTGGCCAGTTGCCGGGTGTCGCGGCGAGGGGCAGCGGTGGCGGTGGAGGTGCCACGGGACGACCCACAGCCGGTGCGTCTGATGCCGCTGATGCATCAGCTCGGTGAGGCGGGTGATATTCCGTCGGTGACGGCGGTGTTGGGCCTGGCGGAAGATGGTGCGCCGCTGCTGATCCGGCTGCCGAGCCCGGACGTGGCGCACATTCTGGTGGCGGGGACGACGGGATCGGGGAAGACGGTGCTGTTGCAGGCGATGTGTCTCAGTCTGGCACTGGCGAATCGGCCGGAGGAGGTGGCGCAGGTGCTGGTGGATCCGAAGGGGACGGCATTCCAGGGATTCGCGGGGCTGCCGCACCTGGCGCGGCCGGTGATCGGGAGGATGGAGGAGGCGGTGGAGGCGCTGCAGAGCCTGGTGCGGCTGCTGGAGCGGCGTGGGGGGGATTTGGACGGGCCGCGGGTGGTGGTGGTGATTGACGAGCTGGTGGATCTGTTGATGGTGGGAGGGGAGCCGGTGCAGTGGGCGTTGACGCGGCTGACGCAACGGGGACGGGAGGCGGGGATCCACGTAGTGGCGGCCACTCAAAAGCCGACGGCGGCGGTGTTGGGGCCGCTGGTGAAGGCGAACTTTCCGGTACGGCTCGTGGGGCACGTAATGGGGATGGACGATGCTCGCACGGCGACGGGTTGGGGAGGGACGGGGGCGGAGCGGCTGATGGGGAAGGGGGATTTCCTGGCGGTGGCGGAGGGGCGGGTGATACGGTTCCAGGCGGCGCACGTGGCGGTGGAGGAGATTCGGGAGGCGGTATATGTGGCAGTGCAGCGGTTCTCGAGCCAGGGTGGGGCAGCGCCGAGGCCGGTGCAGATGCAAGTGCCGAGGCAGGTGCAGCGGTTGATTGAGGTGCTGGAGCCGGGGCTGGTGTTGCCAGTGGAGGTCCAGGCGGAGGCGAGCGAGATGGATGTGATGGTGGAGCGGCTGTTGAATGCGGGGTGGGCGAATGGGTCGTACCGGAGCGCATGCCGGTTGCTGGGAGAGGCGGAGGGTGGGCGGCGGTTCCAGTTGGTGCAGGCGGCAGTGGATCGGTTGAATGCTACCGCTACCGCTACCAAAGACGGGAATGGGGGGAACGGGAACGGTTAGGGGTTGTTTGGGCGGTAGCGGTAGCACGGTAGCAGGGAGGCGAGATATGCAACAAGGGTATTTTGTTCCAGTGGAGTCCCCCACTCCACCGGCGCCGAGGAAGCGGAAGGTTGGCGCTGTAGAGATGGTGGCGGCGCTGGCGGTGTTGGTGGTAATTGGGGTGAGCACATATGTGATGCTGAACCGGCTATCGGAGCAGGTTCTCACGATAATTGCTACGATTGGGTGCGCGGCGGGGGTGGCGGTGCCGGGGGTGCTTGTGGCGCTGTTGGTGATGGTGAAGCGGGCGGAGGGGAGCGGGAGGCGGGAGGTTGTACCACAGCAGCAACCGCAGATGACGCAACCAATGATTATGATGGTGCCGCCAATGGCGATGCCGCAGATGCAGGGGCCGCAGCCGGCGGTGTGGGATAGTAGGCCGGTGGAGCGGAGGTTTACGGTGGTGGGAGGAGGGGACGGGGAGTGGGGGGAGTGATAGATAGGCAGTTAGTGCTCCCGCTGTTTCAGATGCGGACGGGATTCCCGCCAACATGCCCGATCCTCGGATGGACGCCGAATGGATTGCGCTGTTATGGCTGTAAATTCCGTATCTACTCGGCAGATGGCACATCCTCGTGTCGGCATGCGGGCTACCAGGATGCGCCGGGGGTTCATTTTTGCTTGGGCTGTGGGATTGAACTGGGGCCGTGGGCTGAGGCACACGGGTGGGAGTATTGTGGCGGGCCGGTAGGCCAGTGTTTGCATGTGGTGTATGCTGGAATGGAGGGGGATCATGGATCTCGAGGAGTTGGTGAGTAGGGGGGCGGGGATCGTGGGGCTGGTGGCGATTATTGTGCTGGCGGTGGGGGAAGGGGATACGGCGCTGTGGCTGGCAGTAGTGGCGCTGGGGCTGGCGGCGTGGGCGTTCGTGATGAGGGGGGATCGGCCGATCAGGTGGAGGAAGTGAACCACGGATGACACCACGGATGAAGAAATACACGATGGTTCCGAGTAAGGAATCTTATAGGGAGTAATGCGTAATTCATAATGCGTAAGGGATAATTGGCCACTACGTGGGTTGTACACGGTAGCAGATAGGATGAGCATCCGCTACCGTGTAGTTTTGGGCGAAAAGGGGCCAAATGCTTGACAAGTCAATTGAATTGTACTATAATTCAATTGAACGTAGGATAAACCAGAACGAACTAGGATAGAAAGGAGCACGGAAATGGAAAACAGGAACGATATCAGCAAGTTGACCGCAGCAGGGGTTCCCGCCACCACTACCGATTTTTCCTGTGGCTGGTGGGGGAAGCATCTGCCTCCCCAGATCGTTGAAGGCCAGATCACCATCGCGGTTGGCCAGGGCTACCGCAGCAATAAGCACGTTCACGGCCAGAACGTCTATGTCGTGGAGACCGGCGAGCGGGTCGCGCTGATCGAGATGCGCAAGTACGGCGATCTGTACGGCTCAGGGATGTGGCACTATCTGGTTGGGGTGGATGGGGCCGCGTTCGTGGCGCAGGTGCCGAACACGATTGACAGTCTGGCCGAGGCGCTTGAGTATTTGAAGCCGGTCGAGGTCAAGCGAGCGGAGGAGGCCGGGCTGAAGGTGCAGCGGCAGGGAGATTGGTACTTTGTGCCCCTGGCCCGCACGCCGCGCGGTGAGGTCGAGCTCAATCAGGCGCTGGACGATGATCACATCGCCGCGATCAGCATCCGCACGAAGACGGTTACCTATGTGCAGGGAGCGGTGGCGCATGGGCAGCATCCGCCAGTGTACCTGGATACCTGGCACAAGGCGATTCGGAACAAGGCAATCCGCACGGGCCGGTTGGCCCAAGGCGGCGGGGCGGACTAGATGGCCATCACTATCCCGGCCGGGATGTGCTCTCGCTCCCGGCCGGGAATCTATGATGAGGAGATGCAACGATGATTCAGATACCAGAGCGATACGAGGAGACGGTCAGGCGATTCATCCGGGAGTATGCCAACCGGAGGACCTGGGAGATTGAGCAGGCGTTCCTGGGGATACAAGTGGGGATGATCACGGACGAGCTGGCGTTCGGATCGGCGCTGGCGGATCAGTTGGCGGAGATTGCGCGGGCAGCCGATGGGCAGATGGAGCACACGGAGAATGGGTGGACGGAGGGTGTGCTGTACGAGGGGGTCCAGGATCTGATGGAGCGGCTGTTCTGTCCGCCAGGGCTGGGAACGGCCTACGATATTCCAGCGCGATTCTGGGAGACGGACCTGGGGCAGATGGTGGCCCGGGCGATGCTGTGGATGCGGGGGGATGAGCTGATTACGATCCGTGAGGCTGCCGAACTGCGTGGGGTCTCAGTGCAGGCGATCAGTCAGGCAATCGCGGCCGGGAAACTGCGGCGGTACGTGGATCCTGATGCGCCAGCGCGGCAGGGGCGGGTGTTGGTTAGCCGACGGGAGGTGATGGAGGATGGGTCTGGAGTTGCAGACAGCGAAGCGGTTGCGGACGACACGGCGGCAGTGGCTGAAGAAGTTGACGCATAACCGGGAGGTGATGAAACGCCACGAGGCGGGGACGCCGTGGCACACGCGGGCCAGACTGGACGCGGAGTCATACGCAGCGAAGATCGGGCGGATCGAGGCGGAGTTGAGGAGGCGGGGGGAGGCGCTGGAGTTGCCAAATGAGGCACAAAGGAGGTAACGAATGAAACTGTACACGTTCAATCCACCACCCAAAACACGCAAGCCGTGGAAACTCGTCGTTAGAGTGAAACCACCACACAAACCCAGCTATATGTGGACCACGAATCACCGCAGTCGGGCAGATGCCCTCCACTGGCTAGAGATCAATAAGGGTCTTTACGCCGTTGCGGGCCACAAAATCAAGAAAATCAGTCTGAAAGAGGTCGCCGATGAGAAAACCAAATAAATCAGCTCCGTGGACTCTCCGCACAGCCTTTGACGCACCAGGCTGCGCCCGCCAATATGAGACGACTATCCACTCCTCCAAGAGGGCCGCGCTCGCCTGGCTCAAGCATAAGCAATGGCAAGCCCGCCGAATGGGATGCCGAATCATCCGCGAGAGCCTGCATCGGCAATAAGGTCTAGGGGGTGAGAATTTCTAGGAATTCTTGACCTCATGGCTGTTGACACGAGGCGCAATTTGTGTTATACTGACTGGCGGGAGCTAGAATGCGGATACAAATGCAGGATGGTTCTCGGGACATTGAGGTGACAGGCCGTGTGGCGGTGCTGGTGCGTTGGCTGGCAGCCAATGTGGGAAGGGTCACGCGGCCGGATAGGGTGCAGGTGACTTTCGACTGCGCCGGGTCTACGGTTCACGCGACTGTGAAGGAGAGTGAGCCAGTGGAGCCGGCGCAGTTGCGTTAGTTAAGGTGAATAACCTTCCCGAAAGCCGGGAGCTTTCGGGAAGGTAGGGCGTTAGCGTAAGAAGCGCGCCACCCAGTGAATGGGTGGCGCGTTTCTCGTTGGGTTCCGGGTAGCATTGTTATCGGAATGTAATCTCAAGAATCTATAGGAGGTGTGGAGATGATTACGGCTGAGGAGTTGTGCGCGATCGCGGGTGCGGTGTTGTCGCTGTTGTTCTCGTATGTGCCGAGGCTATCGGAATGGTACGATGCCCTGGCGCCAACGATGAAGCGGCTGCTGATGGCGGCGTTGCTGATCGTCGTGGCGGCAGCGATTTTCGGCCTGTCATGCTGGGGGGTCCTGGCCCGGGTGGAATGCACGCAGGCGGGGGCGCTGGGCCTCGTCAAGGTGCTGATCGCGGCGCTGGTGGCCAATCAGGCAACGTATCTGATCTCGCCTAAGAAGTAGCGTGGATTCGACTGTCGCGGTGATCGTGGCGCTGGCTGGGGTGGTGACGGGGGTCGGCGGGCTGTTCGCGTCCTGGCGGACGTCGCGGGCGTCGGCGCGGAAGGACGAGGTTGACGCGCTGCGGGGGATCATCGAGGAGTTGCGCCGGCACGATGACGCGCAGTCGAAGGAGATGACGAAGCAGGCGCGGCAGTTGGGGCGGCTGGCGGCAGAGGTCCGCACATGGAAGCGGAGATTTGAGCGGGTGTGTGAGCGGTTCGGGGTAAATCCGAATCAGATGATCACGGGGAGGCTGGGGCCGCTGCCAGAGGGGGAGGATGGGATCGGAAGTGGAACGCAGATGAACGCGGACGAACGCAGATGAACGCAGATTGGAGGGGAGGAGACTGGGGTGGGTGAGTTGGAGCGGGTGGTGGGGACGGCGATCCCAGCGCTGCGGGAGTTGGCGATGGTGTTGGAGGAGGCGGCCAGTGAGCAGCCGGCCAGCGGCGGGCTGCCCCTGGCCGTGAGTTTCCGGCTGCCGCTGGGGAACCTTGATCGGCGCTGGTATGAAGGCACGCGGCGATACGGGCCGTACAATTATCACCCAGAGCGATGTGAGGATTGGAATCTGGAGAGTGGGGGAAATACGGACGTGGGGGAGCCGGTGGTGGCACCGTTCGCGGGACTGGTGACGAGCGCACGGACGTGGGGGGCATCGGTGGGACGGGCGGTGCAACTCCTCGGGCTCACGCCGGCGGGTGAGGTGGTGGTATGGGTGGGATGGCACCTGCAACGAAGTGACGTCGCGGCAGGGGCAATCGTGCGGATGGGGGATCCGGTCGGGGCGATTGGAAACGCGGATGGGTATTATGCGGGGGCGCATCTCCACGAGCAAATTTGCCTCTTGAATGAGTTGGGGGTGCCGTCGTCGGGGCTATTCGCGGGGGCGGACGGGCGATATCGCTGGCAACAGCCGAGCCGGTTCTACGTGGAGCGGGGAGTAGACGCGGAGTTGGTGCAGCGGTGCGCGGGGTGGAGGGAGTAGGGGGCAAGGGGATGGATGATAAGCAGCGGGAGTTGGCGCGGAATGTGGCGCAGGCAGCGCGAATACGCGCCAGACGGCGGATGGCGTTCGAGGTACGGTGGCTACGGTGGGCATTGGATGAGTTGAATCAAAGATGTGATCGCCTGACGCAAATCGTGGCTACGTGGGAGTTGGCGAACGGGGTGGAGAAGATAGCAAATGAGAGTGGCGAGGACGGGGGCGAAAAAGGGCTGTAGCCCGACCTGGTACGTGGCAGCGTTGGGGGTGGAGGAGCAGACGGCGGTGTTGGCAGGCTTGTTGACGGACCGGTCGCCGGATGCGGGGTACCGGTTTGCGTTGGTGTGGGGATTGGGGAGTAAGGCGGCGGCGGCGAAGGCGCTGGAGGCGATGAGGCCAGAGGTGGAGGCGGCGGTGGAGAAGGTGCGGGGATGGCTGGCGCAGGAGCCGAGGCGGTTTGGTGCGGGATGACGGGAAGGTTTCGCGTAGCGATGGCTTAGAATGCCTGGGTGAGGTGGGGTTACACTGCCCTGCCCCACCTCGCCCGGCTCTGAAGTAAGCAGAGTAGATGATAGGGTTTCGATAGTGAAGGGGATTGGGTGGGCGACTGAGGAACTACGCCAGGCGCTGGTCGGGCTGAGCGGGCAGCAGATCGGCGGGATTGTGCGGCTGGTGCAGGCGGAGCTGGACGGCCGGACGTTGACATCGCTGCTGGAGGGGTCGAATAAGATTTGCACCTCAGCGACGTTCTATGGGCGGGGGAAGCGGAGGGGTTGGCGCAGCCAGCCGGGATTCGTGCGGGCGCTCGACCTGGCACGGCGGGATTATCGGGCGTGGCTGCTGGAGCACTCGACGGGGGAGGCGCTGACGGTGCTGGCCAGCACGGCGCCAGAGGCGGCGCGGGCGCTGCGGCAGCAGGTGATAGGAAATGAGGTAGCCGTCGCGGCGCTGGAGACGATGCTGTGTACACAGGATGCGGATCTGCGGCGACGCGCGGCGGAGGGGTTGGGGAGGACGGGGCTGGCCCGGGTGGCGGAGCCGCTGAGGCGGGCGCTGGAGCGGGAGCGGGATCCCGAGGCGCTGGCAGCGCTGGTGGAGGCGCTGGGCCACGTGGCGGGTTCCCGGGACGGGGACCGGCGAACGGCGGCGGTGGCGGTGCTGGATCGGGCGGATATTCGGACGGCGGGGAAGGCGGCGGCGTCGCTGAACCAGGATGAGTATCTGGACCCGCTGGGGCACTTGTCGGATGAGGAGTTGGAGCAGGTGATCGCGAACCTGATGGTCGTACAGGCGGGCGCGGCCGGGGGGGAGTGTCATAATCACTACACGCAAACGGATGGAACCACGGATGGGGAAATACACGATGGGAACGGGGCTAGTTCCGATAAGGATCGAACTGGGAAGTAAATGAGGAATGGGTAGATGAGGAATGGGGATGAATCCGATTCTGGCGATGATCAGGGCGGGGGTGCGGCGGACCGGGTTCGACGTGGTGCGGTACCGGCGTGTGCCGCTGCCACCGGCCGATCTTGATGCACGCGACGTAGCGATTTGGAACAGGGTGCGGGATTATACGATGACCAGTCCCGAACGGGTGGCGGCGCTGGCCAGGGCGGTGCGGTACGTTGTGCGGGCGGAGATTCCAGGGGCAATCGTGGAGTGCGGGGTGGCGTGGGGTGGCAGCATAATGGCGGCGGCGCTGGCGCTCTTGGAATGTGGGGTGAGGGATCGGGAATTATGGCTGTACGATACGTTCGAGGGAATGACACCTCCTGGGCCGGAGGATGTGACGGGCGCGGGGGTGACAGGTACTGAGTTGTTCGAGCAATACACGCTTCACGGCCGGCGCGCCTGGTATGCGGTGGCGGTGGATGAGGTGGGCCGGAATGTGTGGAGCACGGGGTATCCGATGGACCAGGTGCACATGGTGAAGGGGCGCGTGGAGGATAGGCTGCCGGGGGTGATGCCGGCGAAGATGGCGCTCTTACGGCTGGATACCGATTGGTATCAGAGCACGAAGCACGAGCTCGTGCATCTGTATCCATTATTGTCGCCCGGCGGGGTGCTGCTCCTCGATGATTACGGCGGCTGGCGCGGCAGCCGTAAGGCGGCAGATGAGTATCTGCCGGGGGATGTGCTGTTGTGCCGGATTGATCAGCGTGGGTGCATAGCGGTGAAACCCGCGAGGGGGGGGGAGTGATAGGTACGCTGCCGGGGGCGGTGAATGGGAGGCGGGGGCTGGCGGCGGCGCTGGCGGAGCGGGCGCGGCGATACCACGGATTGGGAAATACACGATACGAATCGGGAGAGGCACGATTGGATCTGTTGATGTGGACGATTACGCGGCGGCCGCTGCTGAAGGTCGGGGCGGCATTCGACCTAGTGAGGCATCCGTACCTAGTGGATCTGTACCGGGAGCAGGCGAAGGTGGTAGTGGTGTTCAAAGCGTCGCAGATGGGGGCCTCGGAGTGGGCGATTTCGTATGCGTTGCACGCGGCGGATGAACGGGGGATGACGATGCTGTACGTGTTCCCCACCGACGTGCACGTCTCGGATTTCTCGGCGGCGCGGATTGGGCCGGCAATCGAGGCCTCGCCGTATCTGGACGGGATCATTGTTGAAGGCGGCGCGGGGGAGGGGAAGCGGGGGGCGGACCGGGTGACGCTGAAGCGGGTGCGGGACCGGTTCGTGTATCTGCGGGGGGCGAAGGTGGCGCCGGATGGGAAGGCGCCTCAACTAAAGGCGATTGATGCGGATGGATTGATCCTGGATGAGGTGGACGAGATGGATCCACGGGCGGCGGCAATCGCGGTGAAGCGGTTGGGCCATTCGGAGGTGGCGGAGGAGCGGTGGATTTCGACGCCGACGTACGCGGGAGTCGGGATCCACGCGAAGTGGGGGGAGAGCGACCAACGAGAGTGGTTTGTCAGGTGTATGTGTGGGGAATGGCAGGGGTTGAGCATCCATCAGGTCGTGACGGAGTGGGATCAGTTGGAACGGCCGGTGGAGTGGCACGGGAAGGAGGAGGGGCGGGCGTGGGTGGCGTGCCAGAAGTGCGGGGCGGAAGTCAACCGGTTGGGAGCGGGGGAGTGGGTGGCGGGGTGGCCGGGGCGCGACGTCGTTGGGTATCATTTGTCGAAGTTGTTCAGCCCGGCGGTGACGGTGCTGCAGTTGGTGACGGGCCTGCAGACGGTGGATGAGACGAAGCGGCGGGAGGCGTTCAATCAGGACCTGGGGCAGCCGTACACGCCGCGGGGCGGGCGGTTGAATGAGGAGGTGCTGGATAAATGCCGGCGGGAGTACGGGCACGGACCGGTGGAAGGGGAGCGGCCGGTGATGGGGGTGGATGTCGGGCGGGTGATGTACGGAGTGATCAGGTCGCAGGCGGATGAGGAGACGGGGGAACGGGTGCAGAGATGGGCGGGGGAGATCGAATCGTGGGAGGGGCTGGCACACCTGGTGAAGCAATACGATGTAGCGACGCTGGTGATTGATGCGCTGCCAGAAACATCGAAGGCGCGGGAGTTGCAGGCGGCGTTTTCACGAGGGCGCGTGTATCTGGCCTATTACGTGACGCAGAAGGTGGGTAGCAAGCGGGCGGAGCCGATGCAATGGGATGAGGACCAGGGGGTCGTCAACCTGGATCGGACGAGGGCGCTCGATCTGACGATGGCCAGGTTCTTTGGAGGGGAGAATACGCTGCCGCTATATGCGCGGGATGTGGCGGGGTACTATGAGATGATGCAGGCGGTGGTGCGGGTGATCGAGGACGGGCCGGGGGGGGAGAAAGTGGCGCGGTACGTGGAGGCGGGGCCGGATCACTTTTGCCATGCGGAGAATTATTGTGCGGTGGCGAGTCTGGCGCCGGAGGTGTGGGATGGGCTGGGGTGGGCGTAGAACACGGATGTGCAGGATTGGCGGATCGGAAAAGGAACGCAGATGAACGCAGATGAACGCGGATAAACGCTGATCGGAAGAGCTGGCAATCAGTTCCGATAAGTTGTCTACTAGGAATCATTATGCCGTTTTGGAGTAGGTGGCTGGACCGGGCGGTGCAGGGGCTCGGGTATATGAAGGCGGAGCAGGTGCTGCCGGTGGGGACGGTGCTGACGGGTGAGGCACCGGTCCAGGCTGGATTGGACTTTGACAATTATACGGATGAGCAGCGGGAGCGGCTGGCGCTGACGCTGAGTTGGGTGTTCTCGGACATCAATCTGATTGCGGGGATCTGCGCGCAGGCGGAGTTGGGGATCCACGAGCGGCAGGGAGAGCGGATGGTGGAGGTGTACGATCATCCGTTCGAGCAGTTGATGCAGCAGCCGTTCCGGTTCTGGCCGAAGGCGTTCACGCTGTGGTATACGGTGTCGTGGTGGCTGCTCCGAGGGGAGGCATACTGGTGGAAGGTGTTCGACCAGGGGGGAGAGTTGGCGGGGCTGCTGCCGGTGCCGGCGGGGCGGATGGAGCCGATCCCGGACGCTGAGAAATACATCAGCGGGTTCTCGTACAAGCCGCTGTATGGGCGGCCGGCACAGCGAATCCCGGCCGAGCAGGTGGTGTTTTTCAGGTTCCCGAACCCGTTCGACTTTCACCGGGGGCTGAGCCCGAGGACGGGATACCAGTTGGCGCTCGAGACGGACGTGGCGGCACAGAGGTGGAACCGGGATACGTTCACGAAGGAGGCGACGCTGCGGACGCTGATCAGCCTGCCGGCTGACCTGGACCCAAAGGTGTATAAGCAGGCGAAAGAAGAGATCTTGCGGGAACTGGTGGAGCTGGGGCGGCGGTATATGGTGGCCAGGGGCGGGCAGCTGACGGCGGAAACGCTGGGGATGAGCCACAAGGATTTGGAGTTTCTGGAGGGGAGGGAGTTCACGCGGGAGGAGATTGATCGGGTGTTCGGGGTGCCGGCCGGGTTCTGGGCGAAAGACGCGACACGGGCGAACGCGGAGGCGGCCCGGGCGACGCTGATCGAGAATACGATATGGCCATTGTTGACGCTGATGCACGATGGGATCACTGAACAGGTAGTAATCCCTCACTACGGTGAAGGCTTTCGGGCACGGTTCGAGGACATCCGGCCGCGGGACCGACGACTGGTGATTGATGAGCGGAAGCAGAACTGGCTGGTACTGACGGTAGATGAGGCACGGGCGGAGTTGGGTAAAGACCCGTTGGAGGATGAGGCGACGGGGGCGATGCTGGTGCCAGCAGCAGGGGCGGCGGGGAGGGCGATGGGGATGGGTTTCGGGGCCCCGGGGCCCGCGAGCCCGCGAGGTGGGGAGACGGCGGGGAAGGCAGTACGGGAGGAGTTGAAGCGGTGGCAGTCGGTGGCGAAACGGCGAGGGGCCGGGTATGTGTTCGAGAGTGAGGTGATCCCGGCGGCGTTCGCTGATGTGATCAAAGCGCTTCTTGCAGTGAACGTGGAGGGGGCGTTCCGGTTTCTGAAGGCGGTACCGGATGCGCGGGATGAGATCGAGGCGCGGGTGTTGGAGATCGTGGGGCAGGTGCTGGGGCGGCACGGGTCGAGATTCGCGCAGCAGATCGAGCAGATCCGGGGGGAGCCGGATTACGGGCCGCTGACGGCGGATTTGACGGCGGCACTGGAGCCTGAGCTGACGGCGGTGGCCACTGAGGTGGCGCTGCGGACGGCGATGGAGGTGGGGGTCGAGTTCGACATTGCGGTGATCAATGCGGCGGCGCTGGCCTGGGCCAGGACGTACACGTTCGAGCTGATCGGCGGGCTGACGGCGACGACGAAGCAGGTGGTGAGCGGGGCAGTCAGCCAGTTCATCCGTATGGCGGGGATGACGCGGGAGCAGTTGGAGGCGCTGTTGCAGCCGGCGTTCGGGGACGTGCGGGCCTCGATGATTGCGGTGACGGAGGTGACGCGGGCATATTCGGCGGCGACGCGGATGTATGAGAATCTGCTGGAGACGGCAGGGATCAGGATGGATGGGTACTGGCAGACGCGGGCGGATGAGTTGGTGTGCCCGATCTGTGGGCCGCTGAACAATAAGCCAGAGGCGGTGTGGAAGGATGCATTCAGGGACGGGCCGCCGGCGCATGTGAACTGCAGATGCTGGGTGGTGTTGAGGTATGGCGGACGAGGGAGGAGTTGAGGTTGAAGGGCTGGCGGAGGTTCAGAAGATGCTCCGAGCAGAGATCGCCGGGGCGATCCGAGCCGCGGCGCTGGCGGTGGGTGAACAAATCCGAGGCCGGATTGCCGTTTACCCGGCGCAACGGGCACCGACGAATCCGAATCATTGGTATGAGAGGGGATACGGGTCAAAGTGGAGGAGGAAGGACGGGAGCGTCAAGGGGCGGGCGACGTCGGAGCAGTTGGGGCAGAAGTGGACGGTGGCTGCGCGGGGTGATGGGGCGGTGGTGGGAAACCCTGCGTCGTATGCTCCATTTGTCCAATCGGAGGACGAGCAGGCGGCGGCCCACGCGGCGACGGGGTGGGTGACGGATGAGCAGGCGGTGGAGGCGGTGATGGAGAGCGGGGTAGTCGAGCAGATCGTAGTGGACGCGGTGGTGAAGGCGATGCAGAATATCGCGGCGGGGGGTTCCGGGTAGTGAGATTATCGGAAGTGAAACGTGAGACGTGAAACGTGAGGGGATGAGATGCCGTATCCGAGTGAGCACAGTTGTCGTCTGCATGAGCCGGGGTTGTACGACGAGGATTCATTTCGGCGCATTAAGCGCGGGAATCTGGTGCTGATCATTGGGAAGAAGAAGGGGAAGACGGAGACAGAGGCGCAGGCGTACCGGTATCCGGTAGGGGATTGGGAGGAGGCCGAGGCGCGGGCGCATTGCAAGAAGGCGGGTGGGGAGTTCGAGCCCGCCAGTGAGGAGGATAAGGCGATGCCAGTAGGATTCGAGGATTGGGTGATGGCGGCGCAGGATGAGTCTGTGCTAGATTTCGAGATGAAGTTTCACGGGTCGCCCAGGAGCCCGTACGGGACGCATTCGAGCAAGGGGTATCCAGGCGGGCGGGCAGGATGGCAGAAGGCGTGGCGGGTGTATTTGAGCGGGATCCCGCAGGGGCCGATCCAGGGGACGATACGGCGGGTCTCAATGATCGCGGCGGGGATGAAGTGCTCAATTCCAGAGATGAGCGCGGAGGACCTGGGGCCACGGCCGGGCGGGGAGGGGAAGCTGGAGGGGAAGTTGTACGAGACGCCAGACGATTATGGGCTGGACAAGTGGAAGACGCCAGGGGATGACGATCTGAACCAGGAGGACATTCAGTTGACGTGCCAGGACCTGGAGGATTTGAAGCGGCTGTGTCTGCAGGAGATCGCGGCCCGGCAGAAGGCGCGGGAGAAGGAGGAGGGGGAGAAGGGGCTACGGCTTCGGGAACTGGAGCAGGAAATAGGGGCCGAGGATTTTATGATCGGGTTCGGGGGGGAGATCAAGGCGGTTGATTCTACCTCGGGGAAGGTGGGAGGGTATCTGGTGCGGTTCTCGATAGCGGGGGAGCGGGATCTGACGGGGGTGGATTATTTCGCGGAGGATACGTATTACGGGCCGCGTGATGGGGATGGGGCGGATACGATGGTGCATCACGGGATGGCGCTGAAGGCGGGGCTGGAGGGGCTGGCCACGCGGATTCTGGCGCCGATCAAGACGCGCCGCGATGCGGTGGGGATCTGGGCGGAGACGGTGCTGGACCTGGCCGATGAGTACGAGAAGGTGATTTATGAGATGGTGCAGGCGGGGAAGTTGAAGTGGAGTTCGGGGACTGCTGCGCGGTTGGCGCGGCGGGAGACGGATGGGAAGATCAGCCGGTGGCCGATCGTCGAGGGGAGTCTGACGCCCACTCCGATGGAGCCGAGGTTGCCGGCGGTGATGCCGCTGAAAGCCTACCTGGTGCTCGAGGCCGGGACTGCGGAGCCGGGTGCTGGCGCGGGGGCGCTGGGCCTGGAAGTGGTCAAGGCAAGGGCGCGGGTGGAGATGCTGTTGGCGGATGTGGAGAACGCGGGGTCGTAGGATTAACGGATAAGAGGAGGTTGAGCGATGGATATCAAGGAGCGAATTCGGCAGTTGATGGCTGCCGCACGGGAGAAGGCGAAGGAGGCAAAGGCGCTACTGGTGCTGGAGGTGCCCGAGACTGAGAAGGCGAACGCGCTGTTGAAGGAGGCGGAGAGCCTGCGGGACCAGGCCAGCGCTCTGAAGAGCGCACAGGCAATCGAGGACCAGGTGGGGGAGCCGGTGCTGCCGGGGGTGCTGCCGATGGGCACAGAGCCCGGGGCGCTGCCGGGGGCGGCGGCCGATGTGCTGGGGAAGGCGATCAACGATCTGCGGTTCGGGCCAATGGACGATCCGGCCAGCGTGGTGATGCGGGAGATCTATGGCGCGGACTACAGGCAACTGGTGTTCGACCAGACGAAGGCATTCGCGCGGTATCTGCGGACGGGGCAGCCGGACCGGATTCTCAGCCGGCAGGTGTGGGGGCTGGACGACGTCAAGGCAATGCTGCGGGATGGGCTGACGGTCCAGGAGATCAAGACGACGATGGTGGAAGGGCAGGACACGCTCGGCGGGTATGCGGTCCCTCCCCAGCAGGCGGCCGACATTCTGAAGCGGATACCGGGGATGACGTGCGTGCGAGCCGGTGGGGCGACGGTGGTCCAGACGGCGTCGAATATGATCGAGTGGCTGAGCCTGACCGGGGGCAGTTCGCGGTACCCGACGGCGCTGCGCGGGGCGTGGGGGACGGAGGTCCAGAGCCCGAGCGAGAAGAACTTGACACTTGGCCTGGAACAGATCAATGTGCACACCTACACCTACAAGGTGCCCATGTCGCAGAGCCTGGTCGAGGACGCGAGCAACCTGGTGGCTATCTTCAACGACATGGTGGCGGTGACGCTGGCCATAGACGAGGACGATGCGTTCCTGATCGGGGATGGGGTCGGGAAGCCGCGCGGGATTCTGCCGAGCAGCGGGAATGCGGATGGGATCACGGAGGTGGTGACGACGAACGCGAGCGCGCTGACGGTGGAGAAGGTGAAGGCGCTGCGGCGCGGGATCAACAGCCAGTACCGGCAGCCGGCGACCAGAGCCTCGTGGATTGCGAACAGTGCGACGGCGAGCACCATCGAGGAGATGCAGGACGGCAATGGCAACTTTTACTTCGAGGATCTGATCGTGGGCGAGGCGTTCCTGCGGCATATCTGGCGTGAGTCGGAGGCGATGCCAGACATCGCTTCGCAGGCGTACCCGATTCTGTTCGGCGATCTCTCGGGGTACATCATCGTGGAGCGCCTGGGGCTGAGCGTGGTGCGGTTCCAGGACAGCAACACCGGGATCAACAAGGTGGAGTTCCACGTGCGGCGGCGCCTGGGCGGCCGGCTGATGGAGACGTGGAAAATGTGTGTACAGCACTGCGCGGCGTCGTAAGAGTGAACGCGGATGAACGCAGATGAGGATGGATAAGGAGGATTGAGATGGCTATGGGACGGAGTGGCGAGATTTTCGCCGATACGTACAAGATCGTGAACGGCCAGTCGCTGCCAGAGACGGTGCTGTCATCGGCGGCGTACCCGGCGAGCGGGTCCTACATTGATGTCAGCGGGTGCGAGCGGTTCCACTGTCTGGTGCACTGGGGGACGATCGCGGGCGGGGATACGCCAGTGGCGACGCTCAAAGAGGCGGATGCGGCGGATGGGACGCTGGACACGATTGATGCGACCTATGCGGCGCACACGGGAGCGAACAACGACGACGGGGAGTGGGTGTCGTTCACCGTCGAGGTGGATCAGCTGTCCACGGACCACCACTTCGTGTCGTGCGTGCTGAGCGGGATCAGCGGGTCAACCTACGGAGAGATCTTCTTCTTGCTGCCGCTGCTGAGCCTGCCAGTGACGCAGACGACGGCGGTACTGCCGAGCGCGTCGCAGCATGCGCTGGTGGGGTAGAGTGAGGACGGGGAGGGGTGCGGGGGCACTCCTCCCCCTAAACCACGGATGGGGAAGTACACGATAGGATAGTTCCGAGTAGAACAGTTATCGGAAGTGAAATGAGGAGGTGACGCGATGGATGAGCATCGCAGACACACGTATGAGATCGGGTGGCGGCTGCTGGCCGTAGTGGTGCTGGTGGCGCTGCTGGCACTGGTGACGGCGTGCGGGATCAAGGCGCCGTGGACTGTGCCAGAGGAGGAGCCGGAGGCACGGGCCATCCAGACGAAGATTCAGATGGTGAACGGGGGGGACAAGCTGCAAGCGGTCAGCGGCGGGGAGTTCGAGGTGCAGAGTGGCGGGATCATTGATATCCAGGCCGGCGCGACGTTCAACATAGGGGGCGACATTGACATCGAGGGAGCAATGGATGTTGGTGGCACGCTCAAGGCGAATGCACTGGTGATCACGACGACGGGGGATTTCGGTGGCGACGTCATTCTGCAGAATGATGAGAGCATCGGGAACCAGACGAACGGGACGGTGGCCATCACGGCGACGACGGTGTCGGTGATCGGGCAGCTCGACGCTGCCACTGAGGACATTCTGCTGGAGAACGAGGAGAGCATCGGAAACCAGACGAATGGGACGGTGGCCATCACGGCGACGACGGTCAGCGCGAATGGGAATCTGCAGACAACTGGGAGTCTGGATGTACAAGGTGGCAATATCACGCTGCAGAATGACGAGACGATCGCCAACAGCAGCAACGGGGTGATCACGCTGACGGCGACGACGGTAGGATTCTCTGATGCCGGGTACGTGAACAAAACGCTGACGGTGGATGGACTGGTCACGGCCAACTCGGGCGCGGTGATCATCGGGACGCTGGACGCCAGCACGGAGGACTTTGTGCTGGAGAACGACGAAAGTATCGGGAACCAGACGAACGGGACCGTATACGTCACTGCGACCCAGACCACGGTAAGCGGAGCGTTCACGGCGAACGGATTGCTGACGGCCAACACGGAGGACATCGCGCTGGAGAATGGGGAGCTGATCGGCAACCAGGTCAACGGGACGGTTGCAGTGACCCCAACGGCAGCCGGGTCTTTCTACGTGGCCACGGGCAATCTCAAGG